TTTAAATGGTACTACAACTTTAGATTATACAGGATATAAAGTAGGGCAAACAATTGAAATATGTGGTTTAACTGGTAGTCAAACTATTAATGTTACAGATCAAGGTACAGGTACATCATATCATTATCAAGTAAGTGCTGATTATGATGGTAGTAAATCTAATCTTTTGCAGGTTACTTGTTTACACGATGATTCAGCACAACCTGAGTTTGCTTATAGTTTAACTAATTATACTGCAGATGCAACTGATATTGGGGCGTAAAATTTAATATAATAATTATGTATGCAAAAGAGACTAATAAAAAAATAAAAACATTTAATGTATTGCCAAGCAATTATAATGGCAAAAAATATTATTTAACTGGCTTTAATTTATTATCAGATGATGAATTAGCTGATGAGGGTTTTTATAAAGTAGAAGTACCTGAATATGATAGTAGGGTACAAGAATTAAAGGACTTAAAATTTAACAAAACTAAAGGCAAGTTTGTATATAGTTTAAAAAACAAAACTTTTTCTGAAAGTGTTAGTGAATTAAAAGAACAAAAATTATTACAGCTTGAAATAAGACGTGATATTTTGTTAGAGCCAACTAGGGCTGCGGCATTAGAAGCATTTGAAACTGGTGTTGAATTATCACAAGCAATTAAAGATGAAAGGGATGCAATTAGAAAAAAATATGATGATGATGTTATTGCTTTAAATAAACTAACAAAAAAACTTGACATAGTAAAATTTATATAATGAGTTCAGTAAAAGATAGTATATTATTAAAAGGTACAAGTTCAGCAGGTGCTGTAGCCACTGATTTAAAGTTACACTGGGATACAACACAAACAAGTTTAAGTGGCTCAACTGGTGTGCTTACAGCTTTAGCAGGTAGTGCAACAGGTGACTTTCTAGACCCAAGTGATGTCAATAAAAGTGATGCTTCTAGCGTAGATGCTTTAGGTAATCAAGGTTGGAAATTTCAAAATGGCACTGGTAATACTCAATTATCAGCAAATCAATCATTTAGTACAATATTAGGTAGTACTGCAACAAATTACACTTTAGAGGTTTGGTGTAAAATTGATTCAAAACATTCTAATGGTGGAGTTTTTGCACACGCATACGGAAGGGCTGGGTCAAGTACTTATGGAACAGCTGAAAATTTTATACTTGGTTTATATGGTGTAAGCAGTACAGCAAGTCAGGGGGGTATGCACTCTTTACATTATTCAGCTAATGGTAATACTTACGCAAATCTAAGTACAAGTAATTTAAACTATGGGTTTTTTGCTCAATATGTCGTAACTATAAACGCAACAACAATTATATTTTATCAAAACGGTGCAGCAGCAGGCTCAATCTCAAGTGGTGGTGGTACACCAAGAACACAAGCAGCAGATTTTATAATTGGTGGTAGATATGGATATTCAAATGAAGCTTGGAACGGTGTTTTTAGGATATGCAGACTATATTCTAAAGCATTAAGTGCATCAGAAGTTTTAACAAATTACAATGCAGATAAAGCTAAATTTGGACTAACCTAATGGAACAAATGCGACAACTATTTTTAGTAAATGCAACAGTTTTATTTATAAGTTTTACTGCAATAGAACAGTATTTAAGCGTTATATTATTAGTAGGTACTATTATTTATACAGTACTAAAAATTATTAATGAATATAAAAAGTTGAAATAGATGTGGCAGGGAATAAGTTTTAGGCAAAATCAAATACAGGGTGTTAGAATGAACAAAATAAAAGAAAGGTTTATACAGTCTTATAGACCAATAACAAAAAAATATGACAAATAAAATTACTAATGGTGCGGCTAAAGATATCAGGCACTTTTTAGGAGCATTGCTTGTGTTTTTTCTTATAGTAGGAATATTAATATACCTTTCTAAATTTTCTATACCTGATAAAAATGCACAAATTGTAAATACTTTAATTGGGATGATAGCTGCCTCAGTTGCAATGATTATAGCTACTATAACTGGACGTAACCCCGATGACTTAGAAGATGCAAAGAAAAAAATACAAGGTTTAGAAAATAGAGTAGAAATGCTTGTAAGTCAAAAAGATTCTTTAGAAGGTATGCTTATAAAAAGTCAATCAGAAACAATAGAAAGATTAACTTTACTTGCAGCAGTTGATTTTGACAAAAAAATTAGGTGTAATAACAAAGATTGTAAATGTAAATAGTATGGATAAAATAAAAATATGGTGGAAAAATATATCACTAACAAAAAAATTATTATATATTGTGGCGATTTTATTGTTTTTAATTATGATAATTAAATGATAGATTTAGAATATTTTAAGTATACTGAGTTTGATAGCCCTGACCAAAAAAATAGTGGCATTAATATGCACCCTGAATTTTTACAAAAACTTGAAAAAGCTAGGGGCATTGCTAACTTTCCTTTTATTATTTCAAGCGGTTATCGTAGCCAAAACTTTAATGAAAAACTTAGACAAGATGGATATTCAGCATCAAAAAATTCCAGTCATCTTATCGGCAGAGCAGTCGATATCAGAGTTAAAGATTCAGCACACAGACTACAACTGTTGGAAGCATTACAACAAGCAGGGTTTAAAAGATTTGGAGTTGCTAAAGGATTCATACACGTTGATGACGACCCTAGCAAACCCTATTGTCTATGGACATACTAGCACCGCAGGCCTAACTTTACAGTATGAGTAAACCATTAAAAGAAACAAAAGTAGGAAAATTTTTACTTAAAACAGCACCCAATATTCTTGGAGGTTTGTTGGATAGTACACCTGCAGGTAGTGTAATAAAAACACTTATAGGTGGTTCAAATATGTCTGATGCAGACAAAGAAATAGCACTTAAAAAACTTGACCAAGAAATACACGAGTTTGACGGCATTACAGAAAGGTGGGTTGCAGATTCAAAATCAAGTTGGTTAGCCCAAAATGTACGCCCTTTGACTTTAGCCTTTTTAACAGTAGCCTTTGTAGTTGGTTGGTATATGCAAATAGATGAACTAGAGGTAGTTAAAGAATTATTATGGGTAGTTTTTGCAGGTTATTTTGGCGGTAGAACTTATGAGAAAGTGAAAGGTAAGAGCAATGGCTAGGAAGATTGTATCAAAATTTATAGTTAAATCTAAAGTAAGAAGAAAAGGCCGACATTCCAAAAATGCTAGCAAATTAAAGTCAAGTAAACTATACAAAAAACCTTACAACAGGCAGGGCAGAAATTAAATTTGTTTTTTTAAAAAATAATTTTATATTATATAATACAGTATTATAATACAGTATTTATAATACTATATATATAAAACTATAAGTAATTTATGGGAGTATTTTATTTCATATGCGGTATGTTATTTTGGGAGTTTATAAGAACTATCGTTATCTTTATATATTTAAATGTTAAAAAATGGATAAAAGACCGACAATAAAATGTAGTTTATGCGATAAATATTTTGTTGAGGGGAGAGAATACAGAGAACATTGGGAAAATGCACATTTAAAAGAATACCTTAAATTAATTAATTATAAAAATTTATGACAACTACTAGAAAAAAAGCAGACCTTATAATGGATATGCCGATTTGTAATGTTTGTAAAATAGATAAACTGTTTGAGATTGATTGTTATCAATATACAAATCTAGGAACTGATAGCACCATTAAAGAAAAAGATGCTGTAAAAAAAACGAGTTTATATATTTATAAAAAAATAAAACAATTGAATGAAAGACTAGGTAAAAGACTTTTATTTCATTATGGCTAAATCTCGCAAAGCTATTGTCAAAGAACTCGACAGGGTTTTTAGTTTAATGATTAGAATAACTAACAGCAAAAATGGTTATTGTCAATGTATAACTTGCGGCCGCAAATATCCTATCAAACAAATACAATGCGGTCATTTTATGTCAAGAAAAAATTATAGCACAAGGTGGGTGCCAGAAAATGCAGCTCCTCAATGCTATGGCTGTAATGTAATGCAACAGGGTAAACAATATGAGTTTGCAAAACAGATTGGAGAAAATACAGCAGAAGAAATGTTACGTTTATCAAAACAGATTGTAAAATTTAGTAATCAAGATTTATTAGATAAAATTTGTGAATTTAAAAAAATTATACATATATTTGAAAACACTAAGTAATATTCTTTTTTTTATTTGATTTTAATTAGTTATAGTTCGATATTTTAGGTTTTCAATTTGGGGGATTTAAGTCCCCCATTTTTTTTCGATTTAATAAAAAAAGTTTATATTTGTTCAATTAATTAACAATTATGACTTTCACTGAAGATGTTTTAAGGTTAAAAGATGCCGAAATAGAAGCATTAAAATTAGAAAATGTCAGACTGTTATCAGAACTAGAAAAATTAAAATTAACTAAAAATCAAACTTATGCAAGGAACAGTAAAATACATAAGCCCTGACCCTAAACAAAATGAATATGACTATAACGGGGTAACTTACAAAAAATATAAAGTAGATTTTGCCGATGGTAAGTCTTATAGTTTTTCAACCAAAAAAAGCTATAATGATGGTAATCTAACTTTTAAAGCAGGAGACCGCATTGAATATATGGTTACGAATGAAAAATTAGGCTCCGCTAAGTCAATGAATATTATACAAGCTAAAGATTCAAAAAGAACACAACAGCAGGAAATACAATTAAGTGTATCTTTTAATGGTGCAGTTAAACTAGCTAGTAAAGGCAAAATAAAAATTGATGAAATAGAAACATTTACAAACGAATTTTATAACAAAATATTTAACTAAAATGGCAGATAAAAAATTTACAAACGGATTATTTATATATAAATCAAAAATTGATGGTTTATTAAATTGGTCAGCAAAAAAAGCAGATTACATAAAAGCATTACAAGAAGCTCAAGAAGATGAAAATGGTTTTATTAGTGGCTCATATCATACAATGAGGGAAAAACCTGATAGAATGTATGGCACGTTTAGAGACCAAGAAAAAAAAGTATCAAGCAAAGAACACGCACCAGATAGAGACTTACCTTTTTAGATGTTAATTAACTTTAATTATCATTTGCAGAAAATTAAAGATGTTAGAAGCGGTAAAATAAAAGAAGGCCTTAAATTAGAAATAGACAATCTTGATGAACATTTAAGATTTAAAAGGCAATTTAATGTTATACTTGGTCACGCCAACGTTGGCAAAACTTCAATAATTTTATATTTAATGTTGCTTTATACAAAAAAGCATAATTTAAAGTGGCTTATATTTAGTGCTGAAAATGATTCTTATACACTAATAAAAAAACTTATTGAATATTTATGCAGTAAAATTATACAGCATATTGAAGAAACAGAATTTTTAGATAAGGCATTTTTTATAGATAATCACTTTAAATTTATTGATTGTAACAAAACGTATGATTACAAGCAATTGTTAAAATTAGCTAAAGAAATAAAAACAAAATTTAATTATGATGGTTTTTTAATTGACCCGTATAATGCTTTAACAGTCAATAAATCATTATTAGTTGGCAACAAACACGAATATGATTACAATGTTTGTTCTGAGTTTAGATTATTTACAAAAAAGAATAATTGTGCTATCTGGTTAAATACACACGCTAATACAGAAGCATTGAGAAAAATTCACCCATTATCACACGAATACGCAGGGCATCCAATACCGCCTAATGCTGCTGATGTTGAGGGAGGAGGAAAGTTCGTTAATAGGGCTGATGATTTTTGGGTATTACACAGGTATTTACAACATAAAACAGAATGGATGATATCACATTTACACGTTAGGAAAGTTAAAGATACTGATACAGGTGGCTCTCATACTGATTTAGACACTCCTTTAAAATTTAGAAATATAAAAAATAACGTTGGTTTTGAGATAAATGGTATAAATTATGTACCTTTACTCAAAGAACTACCGTTTTGAATAAAAATATAAATTTCACGTTTATACCAATTTATGGTATCGCCTTTGGTATAACATACTACAATCCTAACTTAGAACCTGACCAGTTAATTAAAGTAGACCCCGAAGAATATTACGAGCAAGTATCAATAATGTTTCTTTGTTTTGGTTTACATATAACTGTATGGAAAGAATAATGCAGTTATTATATCAAGACCACAATAAATGGATATCAATTGTCAGAAGTTTCGGTTGTAACACTTCGACCGCAAAAGATATAGTTTCAGAAATGTATGTCAAAGTACAAAGAGCAATCAAGCGTGGTCAAGATATTATGTTTGACGAAAATTCTATAAATTATTATTATGTTTTCAGAACTTTAAGCAACCTTTTTATAGATTTAAAACGTAAAGAAAAAAAAATTGATATGCTCAATATAGAAGATGTTCAACTTGGTAGTGCAACTATAAATCCTGATTATGATTCAAACTATGAAACAATAAAAAAAGGCCTAGACAAATTATATTGGTATGATAAAAAAGTTTATGAAATTATTGAAAGCGGTACAAGCATTGCAGAACTAAGTAAAAAAACAAAAATATCGTATTATAGCTTGTATAATACATACAACAAAGTAAAAAAATATTTAAAAAAATTATTATGAAAGTAATGAAGTTAGATACAAATGTGTGGCAATACGGTAAGTATTGGATAATTAAAGAAAAAGAAAAAGTATATGTACACAAATTAAAAAAAGGAATGCACACCATAAGACATACAATATATAATGAACAAAAAAGGATTACTTCCCGTAAAAGTTTACAAAAGGCAATAGAATATATAGACCAATTATGATTTTATTAGGGGATTTAATTGAAAAAATAACTAAGGCCACAGGTATAAAATGGCTAACTGAATTCGTTATAATAAAGTTACTGGGCTTTAAAACTTGTAATTGTGATAAACGTAAATTAAAATTAAACAACTTTAGCAAAAATTTTACAAATGAAAAAAATAAAAATGACAAATGATGATGCAAACAAATGGTTGAATTATAAAAACAATTATAAAGTACAGCCTACTGATGACCAAATTGATTTGATAGTACAATTACACGCAAAGTATTTTAATCACAACGAATATTATCCTTGCACTTGCACACCGAAAACTTGGAATCAATGGATAGCACAATTAGATACAGTTTATAATGAAACTAGAAACAGTACACAAACTTGAAAAGGCAATTATTGTAGCTTTAAATTTAGACGGCTGGGATTTAACCTGGACGGGTGAAAAATTTGAACACTATGATGCAGTAGGAAGAACGCCGAAAGGTAAAGATTGTATTATTGAATTTAAGTTTAGAAAAAAATATTACGAAACTAAAATACTGGAAAAATATAAATACGATGAACTTATGAATATGCCTTACGACTTAGTAAAACTGTATTCAGTTCACGACCCTAAAGGTAATTATTTATATTGGCTAAATAAATTGGATGTAGGGGAACCCAAAACAATGTATCTACCTGATACAACTATGTGGGACACTAAAAAAATTAAAAAACAAGTTTATTTACTTACAGAACAACAGGCAGCCATCTTCGACAAAAGTTCATAAATATTTTTTTTATTAACAATAATTTTTTATATTAGCTCTATTATTAACCAATACAAAAAAAATGAACTATAAAGAAATAAAGCAATTAACAAATAAAGAGAATAAAAAAGAAATCAAAAAAGCACTTATAGAATTAGCAGTATTATTTTTATCAGTATATGCTAGTTTTTGGTTAGGTGCTTTATTAATCATAAACTTATAAAGATGTATAAAAATTATAAAGATTATATTACTAATTATATTTGGATAGAATTTTTTGAGGGTAATGAAGAAGAATTTATTGAATATACATCAGATGATTTGTCTGACTATGTATATGACAAACTTGTAGTTAATTTAGGTAATGATGAATCAGAACAATTAATTACAGGCAGTTTAAACTGGGTTTGTTGGTATACAATACAAGAAAATATTGATAGTAACTACTACGGCCTTTATTGTAGAAATTGTGGCACACCTACACCAGAAATATCAGAATATTGTAGTCCTAAATGTCAAGATGAATATTATATTTCAATTACTAACTAATGATAAAAGGTATATATAAAAAAGGTCAAATAATGCAGTCAATAAATTTTATGACTAGCAGTTCTAGAATATCTGAAATATTATTTGATGCTTCAGAAAAAGACCCTACAAACCCAAAAGTACAAACTATGATGGGTGATATGGCAGAAATTATTACTTATGTTGCATATTTAGAACGTACATTAGCAGATAGTGAAATTGATAAGCAAGTTTTATTAAAAAAAATTAGTAACTTACAAACAGAAAATAAAGAATTATGGAAAGTAAAGAAATGAATATTAAACCACATTGGAAAATTGTATCGTTCACAGATTTAAAAGATTTTAAATTTTGGGCAGGTGCAAAAGAGTTAGCAAGTAAATTAACTCGTCAAGAATTAGAATACATACAAGAATTTTTACGTTATGTATATCCTGATGGAATGACTGAAACAATGGTCAATGATTTATTCTGGTTTGAATCAGATTGGATTTGTGAATCAATTGGCTTAGATGTTGAAAAAGTTTTAGAAAGAAAAAGTGTTAGATTTATTTAAACATATTACAGGCCTTTGCGGTGAGCCACATTTAAATATTTACATATTAATTGTAATAGCATTTATAATATTTAAAAAATATATTTTAAATGATATTACTTATTGATGCAGATTCTTTAATATTTGCTAGTTGCTATAAACCAAAAGATAAAATTACAAATAGTATTTATTATAAACGTATTGATAAATGTAAAGATAAATTTGATGGTCAATTGATTAATATTGTTACAACATTAGAAGAACAATATGACATAAAAGAAGTGAGGATTTTTTCTGGTAGGTCAAAAAATAATTTTAGGAAGTTATTAAGTAAGGAATACAAAGCAAATAGAAGTGGTGAAAAACCTCCAATGTTAGACAAAATGCACACATACGTTAGAGAACATTATGAAGCAATACAAAGTTGTGGTCACGAAACAGACGATGCTGTTGCTAAATACTGGTATGAAATACAAAAAGTTGTAGGTAGGGATAATGTTATGATAGTAAGTATTGATAAAGACTATATGCAGTTTCCTGCACTGATATATAATTACCACCCTAAACACAAAAAAATATATGACCTAAGTGAACAAAATGCTATGTATAACTTTTATGAACAAATGATTATAGGTGATACAGCTGATAATGTTAATTATTTTAAAGGGTTAGGTAAAGCCTTTGCTAAAAAATACTTACAAGGGTGTGATAGTAAATATAAATACACAAAAAAATTGTATGAATTATTTAAAATGCGATACAAACAAAAAGCAAAATTAAAATATATACAATGTTATAATTTATTAAAACTAAGAACAGATGTATAATAAAAGAATCCCTATACCTTTACCGATGTTTGAACACTATGCTAATACAATTAACAATATGCTAGACATTAATTTATTTTCGAATACAAGAAAAATAGAATACACATATGCTCGTTTCTTATTAGCATACACAATAAAAAAAAAATATCCGCAAACAGGACCATCAAGGATAGCAAGATTTTTTAAATTAAAAGGTAAATCAACTCACCACGCCACCATAATTCACAGTATCAAAACTTGGCATAAATTAACAAAAAAAAGTAACTGGGATTTAAGTAGTCAAAGAAAAATATTGAATGGATATACGGTTGATTATATAAATCAACAATTAGATTTAGATTATGCTTCTGAAATTAATAGGGTGATTGAAACTGTAAAAAAATTATCACCAGATGCTTTAGAGCTTATTAAACCTTGTATTAAAATAGCATTGAAAAAATAAAGTATGATAAATAAATTTGTAGAACAAGTATTAGAAGTATCAATAATGTTGCCTGACTATCAAAAAAAACAAATAATTAGTGTGCTTATTGCATCAATGCTAACACCTAAAAGTGATGATGATGCAAGGGATGCATACAACAGATTAATAGATAATTTAGAAGATGAAATATGAAAATAGATATAAACAAAATTAAATTAAACACAAATAATCCTAGGATAATAAAAGACAATCAGTTTGAAAAATTGGTGCAAAGTATAAAAGATTTCCCAGAAATGTTAGATAAAAGGCCTATCGTTGTAGATGAAGATTTTGTAGTGTTAGGTGGCAATATGCGATTAGAAGCCTGCAAAAAAGCAGGATTAAAACAAGTTACAATAATTAAGGCAGACAACTGGACTAAAGAACAAAAAGAAAAATTTATAATTAAAGATAATATAAGTTTTGGTGATTGGGATTGGGATATATTGGCTAATGATTGGGATAATAAAGAATTAAATGATTGGGGATTGAATGTATGGCAACCTGATGAAAATGTAGATTACAGTATATTAGATGATATTGATTTAAACAAAGAAATAGACACGATGTATCAACAAACTAAAAAATCTATTATATTAGAATATCCAGCTGAAGGATTTGAAATGATTAAAACTCTTTATGATGAATTAAAAGCTAAAGAAGTTAATTTGTCTGAATTATTTTATAAAGCTATGCAAAAGTATGATTCCTAAAATTATACATCAAATCTATTTTAATTTATACGACAAAAAATTAGAAGAACAAGAATTTTTTTATCGAAGCCATCTAAATTGTTCTAGTCAAAAGGGTTTTAAATATATTCTTTGGAATGAGCAAACCTCTTTAGAATTAATAAAAAATGAATATAATACTTATTTAAAATTTTATAAAGATTTAAGATATGATATTCAAAGGATTGACTTTGTAAGGTTTTGTATATTACATAAATACGGAGGTTTTTATATAGACCTTGATATGATTATTTTACAACCCTTAGATTCATTAATTAATAATACAAAAGTATTCCATAATATAAGATATGTCAAACCGAACTACAGTTTTATAGAAAATGATTTTATGGGAGTTATTAAAGGGCACGAATTGTGGAAACACGTAATGAAATATTGTGTAAAAAATTATAATGAAAAAAAAGAAATAGATATTTATAATACGTGGAAAGGTAGGTTTGTTTTACAAACTACTGGACCAAAATTTTTAGCAAGATTTATTAAAAAAGTCTTTCCTAAATATAAACCCTTAAAACTTGTATATACAAAATGGTCAAATGATAATAAAGAAAATTACTATATTGAGGATTATAAACTGAATACTTGGGTAAATAAAAATAAACACTATAATTTGAAAAAAGTAATATAAATTATGGATTATAAAATAGCAATCCCCTCATACAAACGGTATGAAACAATTAAAGACAAAACTCTTAAAATGCTAAAACAGTATAATATTGATAAAAAGAGGATTAAAATATTTGTAGCAAATAAAGAGGAAGAAAAATTATATAAAGAATCTTTAAAGAATGAATACAAAATTGTAGTAGGAGTTTTGACTATTGGTGCTCAAAGGAATTTTATAGAAAAATATTATAAAGAAGGAACTAGATTAATGATGTTTGATGATGACTTAGAGCAAGTGATGGTTAAAGTAAGTGATACACAATTAGTAAAATGCAAAGATTTAGAAAAAGAATTTATACTAAAAGGATTTGAATTATGCGAAAAAATAGGTGCTAAAACTTTTGGAATTTATGCTGCTTCAAATGCTTATTTTATGAAAAAAAGATATTATACTAAATTAAGTTACATAATTGCTAGTATGTTTGGCGTTATAATAGAACACGATTCGTTTCTAGAAAGACAAACGAATCACGGCGAAGATTATGAATATAGTATAAGGCAATACATAAAAAATAAAAAATTGCTTAGGTTTGATTATATAACTGCGAAATCTAATTATTTTAGAGAGAAAGGTGGTTTGCAAGAAATTAGAACATCTGAATATATGATTAACCACATAAAGCGTATTAAAAATATGTTTCCTAATTATTGTGAAATGTATTTTAGAAAAAGCACAGGACATCCAGAGTTAAGGTTAGTTGATAAAAGTAAAATATGAAAATTTTAGAACTTAAAAAACACGAACATAATATAAGAATAGGAAAGCGTTGTGAATTTATACCTCCTACAATAACTGAAAGCTGTTTATTAAAACACGAAAACAAAATAATTGGATTTTATTTGACAGATTTACCAGACAAATTAAAGCAATACATTACAATAGCTAATAAAGAATTTTTAAGCAATAATGTACCTAAAAGTTTATTAGAACGAGCTGATATTTATAAGCTACAACAAAAATTAGGCATAACAAGAAAACAAGCTAAAGCACTAGGCACTCCTCAGATGAGTACAATACTTGGTGCAGTGTTAGCAAAAGCACATTTAAGGCGACCTTATAATTCTGTATCAAGTGTGCATACAAATCCAAAAGCTAAAACATTTATAAAAGCGATGTTACTATCTTGTTTGGAAAGCGAAAAATTAATTAAACAATATATGCCTGAACAATACAAAATACAAAAAAAACTTATAGAAGAAAACACTTTACCAGAATTTAGATTTGGTAATTTATTTACCAGTAGTATATCCAACTTTAATATTGCAGCACCGTATCATCAAGACAAAGGCAATTTAAAAGATACTGTAAATGTAATATTAACTAAAAGAAAAGATACAGAGGGGGGTGCATTATCAGTACCAGATTTTAAACATACTTTTGAGCAATCTAATAATAGTATGTTAGTTTATCCCGCTTGGTATAATATTCACGGAGTTACAAAAATTATTAAACATAATGCAGACGCTTACAGGAATAGTTTAATATTTTATCCCTTAGCAGGTTTTAATAAAAAATAATTACGTTATATAAATATGAACAAAAGTGAACACAATAAAAAAGCATTGTTAGAAGCATTAGAAAAATCTTTAGGGGTAGTTACAACAGCTTGTAAACAAGCAGGTATTGGACGAACTACGTTTTACAAATATTATAATGAAGATGCAGAATTTAGGCAAAAGGTTGATGAACTTGAAAATATAACTTTAGATTTTGCAGAAAGCCAGTTGCATCAACAAATACAAAAAGGTAATACGGCCGCTACAATATTTTTGTTAAAAACAAAAGGTAAAAAAAGAGGGTATGTTGAAAGACAAGAAATAACTGGGGCAGATGGTTTACCGAATAATGTCATTGTAGAGATTATTGAAAAAAATGAAGATAAAGACTAATGTAGTTTTTAAACACCTTTTAAAAAGCCAAAAAAAAATTATAGTTGAGCAAGGCGGTACACGTTCTGGAAAAACGTATAATATATTATTATGGATAATATTTAGTTTTTGCACACAAAACACAGGTAAAATAATTACAATTTGTCGCAAAAGTTTTCCCAGTTTAAGAGCAACTGTAATGCGTGATTTTTTTGATATACTTAAAACACATAAAATGTATAATGAAATAAATCACAATAAATCATCAAGCGAATATAATTTATACAACAATCTTGTAGAATTTATAAGTTTAGATGAGCCACAAAAAGTAAGGGGTAGAAAAAGAGATGTGCTTTTTATAAACGAAGCTAACGAACTTTACTTTGAAGATTGGCAACAGTTATTATTCAGAACTAATCAAAAAATAATATTAGATTACAACCCATCTGATGAATATAGTTGGATATATGACAAAGTTATAACTAGAGATGATGCAGACTTTTATATAACAACTTATAAAGACAATACATTTTTAGAACAAGCCCTAATAAAAGAAATAGAAAGATTAAAAGAAACTGACCCTCAGTATTGGCAAATATATGGCTTAGGCCAAAAAGGTATCAGTAAAGCCACTATATTTAATTACCAAGAAAGTAACATACCAGAAGATGCTGAGTTTTTATCTATGGGCGTTGACTATGGATATACCAATGACCCAACAGCACATATTTCAGTATATAAAAAAGGGCACAATTTATATATCGAAGAACATCTTTATAAAACTATGATGACGGCCGAGGATATACATTCACATTTTAAAATACTTAATGTAGGCGATAAAATTATATATAGTGATAGTAGTGAGCCAAGATTAAATGATTATTTAAGAAGAACTGGTTGGAATATTAGGCCTACAAAAAAAGGGCGAGATAGTATTATTGCAGGCATTGATTTATTAAAAAGGTATAAATTATTTGTAACCCCTAACAGTCAAAACCTTATACAAGAATTTAGAAACTATAAATGGAGTGAAGATAAAACAGGTAAACTAACTAATATACCTATTGATAGAAATAACCATTTGTTAGATTCATTAAGATACGCTACCTTTAATATATTAAGCAAGCCAAATTTTGGTAAATATGCTATTCAATAAATACTAACAAAATTACGTTATATAATTATGAAGATTGACATAAATGTACCGCAAGAATTATCTGACATTACATTACATCAATATCAAAGATTTCTTAAAGTGCAGGAATCAACAAATGATGACAACGTTATCGGTATGAAGATGATTGAAATATTTTGTAATGTTTCAGCTGATATTGTTAAAGGATTAAAAGTAAACGATGCCTATGCTATTGTAGAAATGTTAAAAAATATTATGACACAAAAAAGTGATTTACAAAGAGTTATCAGAGTTAGAGGTATAAGGTATGGCTTTATACCTAATTTAGATGAGATGACATTTGGCGAGTATGTAGATTTAGATACATATCTTACTAGCTGGGATAATATGCACAAAGCGATGTCGGTTTTATATAGGCCTATACAAACACAGAACAAAGACCTGTATAATATAAAAGAATATGAAGCTAAACTAGATGATAATTTATTGCATATGCCGATGGATGCTGTAATGGGCTCTATACTTTTTTTTTATCATTTAGGGAACGACTTGTCCAAAACTATGATAGCTTATTTAACGGAGAAGCAGGAGAATCAGTTAGTTCAGTATATCAATTCGGAGTTAGATGGGGATGGTACTCCAGTTTATATGGGTTATCTAAAGGGGATATTAGACAACTTGAAAATATCACTAAATTAAATGTACATAAATGTTTAAATTTTTTAATGTTTGAAAAAGAAAAAAACTTATTAGAAAAACAAAATATAAAAAGAAAACAAAATGGCTAACAAAGGTGCAAGGGGGTTTTATTTAATAACAGAACAAATAGAATCACAATTATTATTAGACCCAAATGTAAATACTGTAACGACAGGTGATATCACTGATATTGATTTAAACAAGGCTACTATATACCCGTTGTCACATATAATAGTAAACAGTGCAAATCTTGAAGAAAATTTAGTGCGTTTTTCTATTAGTGTTATAAGTATGGATATTGTTGATACTTCTAAGTCAGAAACTACAGACCAATTTAGGGGTAATAATAATGAACACGATGTGCTAAATACACAATTAGCAGTACAAAATAAATTAGTGCAGATATTAAGGAAAGGCACGCTAAATAGAAACTTATACCAATTAGATGGCAATCCTACTTGTGAGCCTTTTGTAGATAGATTTGAAAATGCTGTAAGTGGTTGGGCATTGACAATGGATATTTTAATACCTAATGATATAGATATATGCAACTAAAAAACGTACAATTTGCTTTAAATTTATTTGCTAAAAACGTCATTAAGTTTAGCAAGAATAATTTAACACGACAAAAAAAAGCAGGTGGCGCATTATATAAAAGTTTAGATTATTTTGTTAAGGGTGAGCCAGATAGAATATTTGTGCAATTTTATATGACAGATTACGGTATGTTTGTTGACCAAGGAGTTAGAGGTGCAAAAAGTTCAACAAGAAATAGAACAAGTCCATTTAGATTTGGAACAGGAACAGGAAAAAAAGGTGGTTTACGAGATGGTATTTTAAAATGGCTGAAACGTAAACGCTTTCAATTCCAAGATGATGCGGGTAGATTTATGTCATATCAAAGTATGTCATTTATTATATCTCGTGCAATTTATAACAAAGGCATTAAACCCAGTTTATTTTTTACAAGGCCTTTTGAAAAAGCATTTAATAATTTAAGTGAAGAAATTAAAAAACAATTTGAACTAGATTTACAAGAATTTTTACCTAATAAAGTTGACTAATGAGTGATTTAATATTTGCTAGAAGCCCGTACACAATTAAGCATACATCAACTGCAAACCCACCTGACCCTGCATACGAATGTTTTGAAACTAATATATATGGTCGTTATGCAGACTTTACTGGATTTAGTGTTAATGCAGCAGGAACAATAGTCAATGGAACAATTACAGATAAAATAAGCGGGGCAACTTTGACTAGAACAGCCACTACAACAACAAGCGGTGCTACATCATTCCCAGTTGTATTTGAAGCTACCCAAGTAAATATAAGAGTTACATTTAATTTACCAAGCGGATATAATGCTAGTTCGCATACTTGTGAAATTGAAGTAACACAAGCAGCAGCCACGCCTACTTGTCAAGCCGTAAAACTATTTAACTTTAGCGGTATTAGTTCAGTATCAAATTTAGTATATAGCTATACCGATTGTAGTAATGCTAGTCAATCAGGCACTTTGTCGGGTGCTAATAGTACAGTAACAATAAATGTTAAATTTCCTTATACACAATATTTGTTTTACAATTATAGTCTTGCAGGTGTTTTGCCATTTATATATACAATAACAGATAATTACATTGCAGCAAATGTTAAAATAACAGGATAATATGAGTAATAGAATAAACGCAAGAAGTCCATTTTTTTTGCAATTTACAGGAACATAAAATAAAAAGATATGCCAACACTACATAAAGCAGCACTACAAATATACATTTATACAGGTACAGTTACCAGTACACCTAGTGCATCGAATCTTAGATACAGTTTAGAAAAAACTAAAATATCTACACAAGCTAACGTCTTATTTGAGATAGGCGAGTTAGTGAGAGATTATCTAACACATTCATTTAATGATGACTATGCTAGTGTAACTGCTTGGGTAACTTGTATAACTAAACTTTATGAAACTGCAAGCAATGATAGTGAGTTTACAACAGGTTCACCAGTAACACAAAGTTTTTTGGCACTTGATGGATATGGTTATTTTGAAGATGGTATAAATCCTCAATTATCAGATAATGCTTTATTTAGCAACAGCACTTTTTATTTACCAGAAGATACAGCAGGTAGGTTTCCAATTTTGGCAGAAGGTGTAGGCAAAGTTATTATAGATGGCGTTACAACACAAATAACTGACAATGGTAATAGTAACCAAAAAATACAATATATTACAATACCTGCTAATAGTAGCACTATACAAATTTATGACACTAATGATTCAACGCTTGACAAAACTGTAACTATTGTCAATGTATGTGAGCCAAAACATACAGTATATAAAGTAACATTTGTAAACAAATATGGTGCATATCAAGACATATATTTTTATAAAAAGACTACAGAGAGGATGGCTGTAACTGATGAGGTTTTCAAAACTAATACAATAGATAATTCAACAGTTACTTATGCAACTTATAAAGGTCAAAAACAAAGATATAATACAGAAGCTAAAACAAGTTTAGTTCTAAACACAGGATATGTAAATGAAGATTTTAATTTAGCTGTTGAAGAACTTTTAATTAGTGAACATATTTGGATTAGATTTGAAAATAAAACTCTACCAGTATTATGTAAAAGTATGGATATGACTTTTAAAACAAGTTTAAATGACAAGCTAATTAATCACGAGATTAGATTTGAATTTGCTTTTGATAAAATTAATAATGTAAGATAATGCCATTAAGATTAAATTTATTTATTGCGGATGAGGGGGGTACACTAACAGAAGTTGAGATGTTTAAAGATGAATCCGTTACACTTACACAAACTTTACAAAACATTAAAGATATATCTAAAATATTTACAGATTTTAGTAAAACATTTGCTGTACCCGCCAGTAAAAATAATAATAAATTATTTAAACATTTTTATAGATATGAGATTGATGGCTTTACATCTAGACAAAAAAAAGAAGCACAATTATATTTAAATCATCAGTTATTTAAAAAAGGCAAAGTAAAACTGGAAACAGTTAAACTAATAGGTAATAAACCACATACCTACAATTTAACATTTTTTGGTGAAGCTATAAATATGAAGGATTTTTTTGGTGAAGATTTAATTGGCTCACTTTCTTATTTAAGTAATTTCAGTTTTGAATATAATGCTGCAAATGTAATAGATGCTTTACAAAATGGCATTGACAAAACTGTTAATGTCAATGGGCAAAATGAACAATATGAAGATGTATTAGTTGTACCACTTATAACACATACAGAAAGATTAACTTATGATAGTAGCGTAAACTCAGCAGGTAGTAAAAATCTTTTTGTAAGTAGTTCTGTTGTGCAAGGTGTACCATTTGAACAATTAAAACCTGCATTAAGAGTATATGCAATTATAAAAGCTATCGAAGATAAATACAACACAGATAAAGGTTATTCACAAAACATTAAATTTAGCAGAGATTTTTTTAACAAAGATAATTTACCTTTCTATAATTTATATTTATGGTTACACCGAAAAAAAGGTGGAGTGCTTGAAGATGATAGTATAAGGCAACAATGTAAAAACTGGCATAATTTATCTGGCGCAAATAATGCAGATAGACTTTTTTGGAAACCCAATGTAAAAAGTAGTTACTGGGTTATTAGGCAACCAAAAAATACTAAAAATGTTAAAATTTCACACGCTATAATTGTAACGCCATCGGGTGCAATTAGTTCTAGTTTTGATTTGATTATAGAAAAAGATGGTGAAGAACATTATAGACAAACAGTTAAACAAACAGACTTAAATCACACATCTGTAGGGGGTTCTTTTGTTGCTTTTGATACAGGATTTTTAAATGCTGATGCAGGTGAATACACATTAAGTATCAGTTGTGATGTTTCAAGCACATATAATATTTTACTTAAATTAAAAGAAACAGTAAAAAAATTCTTAGGGTCAAATACTAGAAGTGCAACAGTTGATGGTAATGTAACAATAACTACAGAAGCAGAATTTTCAACAAATGCACAGTTACCAAAAATAACTGTTATTGATTTTCTCACAGCTTTATTTAAAATGTTTAATTTAATTGCATATCAAAATAATACCAATACAATAGTTGTACAAACTTTAGATGAGTTTTATGCAAACAGCACAACTAATTATGATATAACAGAATATTTAGATACACAAACTACAACTGTAGAAAATGTATTGCCTTTTGCTAAAATTAATTTTAAATATAAAGGCACTAAAACATTTTTAGCAGACGACCATAATGAAAGATTTGGTTTAGAGTGGGGGTCTTTAAAATTTAGTGGAGATGAAAAAGTTGAGGGTAAAGAATTTAAAGTTGAGTTACCTTTTGAGCATATGAAGTTTGAAAGACTATTAGATGCAAATACTAGTAATACAGATATTACAACAGCACAATTTGGATGGCACGTTGATGACAATCAACAGGCCTATCTTGGCGAGCCATTATTATTTTACCCTGTAAGGGTTACTGGTGGTACAGCAATAAGTGTGCTTACAAGTTCTAGTGTACAAAGTTCAATAACAAATTATTATATACCATCTAATAGCGTAGGTCTTACAAGTTCACAAACTATAAATTTTGGTGCTGAGGTTAATGAATATTTTTTAAACCCTTTTAGTAGTAGTTTGTTTGAAACATATTACAAAACATATATAACAGGCATATTTAATGTGAGGTCAAGATTGTATAAAGTCAAAGCATACTTACCTTTAAGGATAATTTTAAATTTAAGTTTAGCAGATAAGTTAATAGCGTTTGACACAATATTTAAAATAAATAGTTTAAAAACTAATTTTACAACTGGCGTAAGTGATTTAGAACTTATAAATGAAGTTGAGGACTTTACTGTTGTAGATAGCGTTAAACATTTAGGCGATTTAATAAGTAAACCATTTATAACAATAGATAGCACTAAATTAACAACAGATACAGTAGAACAAACAATAGATGCAAACTAATGATTAGAACAATTATAGATTTATTGCAAGTGTTTGATGATGAAACAGAAAATATAAAAATAGCAAAGGGTAAATATGCTTACCCAAAAAATTTGAAAGAAGCATATAAAAAATTTAAACGTGATTTAAAATGGCAAAGAAAACAATACAAGCAGAATTAGAACTTTTAACAAAAGATGCACAGAAAGCTGTAGATGCACTAAATAAAAAGTTAAAAGAAACAGGTAAAGAAACCGATAAAAATAAACAAAAAGGCACTTTATTTACTAGGTCATTAAGTAAAGGTATGACTGGTTTAGGTAAAGCAACTAAGGCCTTTGGTAATGCACTTAAAAATGCTGGTATTGGATTAGCTATTGCTGCATTTGCTAAATTAGCAGACGTTCTTACAAGAAATCAAACAGCTATTGATTTTTTTACAACTGCAAATAATGCACTAAATATTGCTTTCAATGATTTTATAAATTTAGTTTTAGGAAGTGGTAATAAAATATCTGGTTTTTTTGACAATATTTTTGGGTCAGGTACTTTAAAAGCAGTCAAAGATTTTTCTTATACGATAGGTGTTGAGTTAGTAACAAGAATTAAAAATGTTATATCTGGTTTAGGTGGATTAGCTAGTTCTGTAGTTAAATTATTTAAATTAGATTTTGCAGGTGCTGCTGATACAGCAAAAGCAGCATTTGTAGATTTAGGACAAAGTATTGTAGGTAGCAAAGAGGAAACAGCTGAGGTTGACAAGACTATACAAAAAACAATTAAAAGTGTAAAAGAATATACAAAAAGTGTAATAAAACAAGCAGAAGCACAAACAGAGTCAAATAAAGCAGCAGAAGTTGCAGCAGCAGAAAACGCATTATTATTACAGACTTTTGATAAACAAGCAGAAAAACAAAGACAACTTAGAGACGACACAACTGCAAGTATAGCAGACAGAATAAAAGCAAACCAAAAACTAGGTGAGATATTAGATAAACAAGAAGAAAAAATGAAAGCTAATGCACAAGCAACACTTGATGCGGCACAAGCAAATTTTGATTTGAATAAAAGTGATGAAAATAGAATTGCTTTAATTAATGCCAAAATGGAACTCGCTGATGTTGAAGCTACTGTAACAGGTTTTAGGTCAGAACAATTAATTAACGAAAATGCTTTAATACAAGAGGGTATTGATTTAGAAAGAACTAAAGCAGAAGAAGCTGCAGCAAATGAACAAGCAATTAGAGATGCTAGAAACCAAACCTTTGATTTGTATATGTCTATTGTAGGGGAAGAAACAGCAATAGGTAAAGCATTATTTTTAGCAAAACAGTCACTAATTTTAAAAGAACAAATAATAAATGCACAAGCTGCGATAGCACGAGTCAGTATGAATGCAACAGAATCGGCATCTGATGGTGTTAAAGGTATTGGTAAAGCATTTGCATCAGCACCGCCACCTTTAAATAGTATACCTGCCGCAATAGCAGTTGGACAAGCAGCGGCAACAGCACTTAGTATGGTCAAAGCTATTAGCAAAGCAAAACAAGCATCACAAAGTATGGGTGCTGGCGGAGGAGGAAGTACGCCAAGCGTTTCAGCACCAACAGTTGCTAGTACACCACCTGCATTTAATGTAGTTGGCCAAGCACCAGAAAACCAATTAGCAGAAACACTAGCAGGGCAACAACAGCAACCAGTTAAGGCGTTTGTAGTTTCAGATGATGTCAGTACAGCACAAGCATTAGACAGAAATATTATAGAATCAGCAAGTATTGGATAATTTAACGTTATATAGATATGAAAATAGTAGAATTAATCATTGATGAAAATGATGAGCTTAACGGGATTGAAGCGATATCACTCGTAGAATCACCCGCAATACAAGAAGATTTTGTCGCTTTAAAAGATAAAGAATTTAAATTAGCTGAAATCGATAAAGAGCAACGCTTGTTAGTTGGTGCTTTACTTGTGCCGAACAAACCGATTTATCGTAAAACAAAAGACCAAGAATATTATATTTATTTCAGTCGTGATACAGTCAAAACTGCAAGTCAAAAGTTTCTAAGCGCAGGTAATCAAAATAATGCAACACTTGAACACCAACATACACTTAAAGGTCTAACCCTTGTAGAAAGTTGGATTGTTGAAGATAAAGTACACGATAAAAGTAGAATGTATGATATGGATTTACCGCTAGGCACTTGGGTAGGTGCTGTTAAAGTTAATTCTGATAAAGTTTGGAATGAGTTTGTAAAAACGGGTGCTGTAAAAGGTTTTAGTATAGAGGGGTATTTTGCAGATAAATTTGAAAAACCACAAGAAAAAGGCGTTAAAGATGAGCTAAGTGTAATTGAAGAAGAAGAAAAAAAACATATTGTTGAGCAGTTAAAAGCAATTATAACAGGCGATAAAATTACTTTGCAAAGTTATAACGATTACCCTGATGCAGTTTCTAATAATGCACAAAAGGGTATTGATTTAAATGCAAAAGTTAAAAATAAATGTGCTACACAGGTAGGTAAAGTTAGGGCAGCAACTTTAGCAAAGGGCGGTAAAGTTACTGTGGACACAATTAAAAGAATGTACAGTTATTTAAGTAGGGCTGAAACTTATTATGACCCTGATAAATCTGATGCTTGTGGAACTATTTCATATTTATTATGGGGTGGTTTAGCAGGAAAAAGATGGGCTAGAAAAAAACTTAGAGATTTAAATCAGTTACAAGAAGATTCTATCACAAAAATTATAAACGATAAAATTGCCATAATTGATAATCGTTTAGCATATAGTACAGTTGATGCGGCTATGAAAGCAAGTAATGATATGGGTTGTAATGGTTTTCATATACACGAATTAGAGGGTAAAAAATGGTATATGCCCTGTGAAAAACACAATATGAGTGTAGAAGAATTTAAAAAATATAAATGCCCTAAAGGATATAAAAAAGATTACAAAAAACATAAGTGCGTTAAAGCAGCTAAAATTGGTCCACGAGGTGGTATTGTAAAATCGCCTAAAGCACCCAGAGGTGGCCCAAATAGAAACCCAAAAGGGCAAGGAACAGCAAAAGGTGATGCAGGTAATACAAGAAGTGCAAAAGTATCTAAAAGAGACAACGAAATATTGCAAAAAAAAAGTGATGATTTTAACGAAAGATACAAGAAAAAATTAGGATATGGCGTAACTGTTGGTATGTTAAGGGCTGTTTATCAAAGAGGTTTAGGTGCTTTTAATGTAGGCCATTCACGAAAAGTTAGTAGTGCTAGTCAATGGGCGCAAGCTAGGGTTAATGCTTTTTTATATTTAGTTAAAAACGGCAGGCCTCAAAATAAAAAATATACTGGCGATTTTGATTTATTACCTAGTAAACATCCAAAAAAACCAAAATAAATGCAAAGAACTACATCACCTATTGGGGGTAATAGGGCTTGTTTATGTGAGGATAACACATATAGAAAAAAATGCTGTAAAGGTTTAATTTTAAATCAAGGCATCGGTTCTTTAGTTGGTCAAAATACAAATGAATATTCTGTAGTAGCAGGGCAAAATAAAAGTAATTCTGTAACGCAAACAAACACGCAACAAGTATTATTAAATAATTCTAATGCTACTAATTTTACTTGTAGTGATGTTAGTGCGACTTTCACAGTTAGTGACACAGGTGCCACGAGTTTATCTTTAGCATCAGCTGAGTTAGTTAGCTATACCCCTACAAGTTTTAGTACAGTTACGACTACAACAGAAAGGAGTGTAGTTGCAACTTTAATTGCACCACAAGGTTTTGCTAATGAGGGTAGTTTTTTAGAATGTACTTTAACAGCTAATCAAAATGCACCCAGTTTGACTTGTAGTGATTTAACAATTAGTGGTTTTGCTATAAGTGATGCAGGTGTTATTACAGACCCTACAGTAACAGTAACAAGTTCAGGTGTTAGTTGTAGCTTTACAAAAAGCCCTAGCAGTTATGCGGTAGTTACATCAGATACAGTACAAACTTTGACACTTACAATCACTGTACCTGCTAATTATCATAATACTGGTAGCACAATAACCTGTACTACAACAGCAACACAATTAAGAGATACTTATGAATGTACCAGTACAACGTTATCAGGGTTTGCAGTAAGTCAGGCAGGAGTAGTTACAGCACCAAGCAGTTCTGTCGGTACAATTGCTTCTACAAGCCCGTCGAGTTTTGCAATAGTAAGCACAAATACAACAAGGACATTAACTGTAAATCTAACAGCACCCAGTACATTTTTAAATTCAGGTAGTACTATTGCTTGTACAACTACAGCCACACAACCATTGACTCCTACATTTACTTGTAGTGATGTCACATTAAGTGGTTTTGCTGTATCACAGGCAGGGGTAATAACTTTGCCTAGTTTGAGTGCAGGAACTATTGCTAGCAGTTCACCTAGTAGTTTTGCTATTGTTGATACAAACACGACAAGAACATTGTCTGTAGTTATTAATGTGCCAGCAGGTTATTTTAATACTGGCTCAACAGTTACTTGTACTACTACTGCAACACAGGTTGCTACTCCTACATTTAGCTGTTCTGATGTTACGCTAAGTGGTTTTGCTGTTAGTTCTGGTGGAGTTATAACAGCACCTACAGTTGATGTAGGAACACTAGTCAGCACAAGCCCTGCAAGTTTTGATAGTATAGTTTATGCAATAACGTCAAGAACTTTAAGTGCAACAATAACTGCCCCGAGTGGTTATTTTAATGCAGGGTCTAATATAGTTTGTACAACGACTGCAAATCAACCATTAACTACACTTACGATAGGTATGTTAGGCACATTAAGTGATAACAATCCACTTGTATTTGACACATCAGGCGGTAGGGTACACAATGCAAACTTTGCACAATACAATAGAAATACAGGGGCATTTGAAGATAGAGATAGTGATAGTGTACAAGATAGCAACGAGCCTGATTTTGATGCTTTTGTAAATACTACTTTTGGATTTAATAATGTAGACCAATCACCAACGTATAACAATTATGGATATACTAGCTTTTTAAACCCTAATACAAGTGCAAGTAATTTATTGCTTAGTACATCTACAGCTACAATACAAGTATTAGCAAGTGTTGCTGTAACAAGTATTTATGCCAATAGTGGCTCTAGTTTAAGTGGCGTTATCGGTGATGTAACAAGGCCTGCATTACCAGGAAATATACATAAAGTTTGGACGTTTACAGCAGATTACACACAATTTAGCACTTACAGAATAACAACTACAATAAACGGTAGCACTTCAATAAGCCAAGATTTGGTATTGAAAGGCTGTACTACTTTACATTCACAAACAACACCTGTAGTTGTATCTGGTAGAACGGATAATCCAACATTTACAGATAGTGGTAGTACATCTACAAGTTGGGGATGTGCTAATAGTTCAAGTGCTACATTATATTTTAGCCCTAATAGTTCTAGTGAAGCTGATACATTTGCATCAAATGATGTGCAGTCACACCAAGATAGGCCGTCTGGAACGTTTAGGCAATTTAGAGTTAAGTCGATAGTTGATTATTGCAACTTTACATCAGCAGGTGTAGATGGCGGTATTGTAGGTGCAACTATTTATAACAAATTATTAATTACAACTTGTCAAGGTGCAAATGAATTTACTAGACAATCAGAAAGTGTAACTGCATTCCCTGATGGCAATTATTCTACAACAAGTGCGTCAGGTGCCGTATCTAGTGGCGTTGTAACTTCTATGAGTTAATAAATGCAAAATTTTTTTAAGTTGTCGTTATATGTATATGAAAAACGCACAGCAAATGATTAACGACATAAAAAATCTTTTGGGCATCGAATTGTCTGAGGATAAACCTAACGAAACTGTAGAAGCAGTAGAGTTAGCGACAGCAAAACTTGAGAATGGTGCAACTATCGAAGCAGAAGCAATGAGTGCAGGTAAGGATGTATTTATTGTAACTGATGACGAAAAAGTACCTTTACCTGATGGCACATATACTTTGGAAAGTTCTGAAGTGTTAGTTGCTAAGGATGGCAAAATCGTATCAATTGGAGAAGAAAAAGAAGAAGCATCTGAAGATGTTGAAGCTGAATTAGAAGAAGACGACAAGGACGATATGAAAAAGCATTATGCAACTAAAGAAGAACTTGCAGAAGTTAAAAAATTAGTTGAGGAAATTAAAAAAATGGTTGAAGATAAAAAGGAAAAAATGTCTAAGCAGGAAGAAGAAAACGCTGAATTAAAACAACAGCTATCTGAAGCAGCGGCAAAACCAATTGTTCATAAACCAGAAGCAAAGACAGAATTAAAAAATCTGTTGAATATTAACAAACAAAAAAATTCAACGTACAGCAGAGTGCTTGAAAATTTTGAAAAATTTAAAAATTAATTAAAATGGCAACAACAACTAGTATAACAACAACGTACGCAGGGGAAAAAGCAGCAGGATATATTTCTGCGAGTCTTTTGTCAGGTAGCACACTTGCTAACGATTTGATAACAATTAAACCAAATATTAAATATAAAGAGGTTTTAAAAACAGGTGCTACATCAAATGATTTAGTTAAAAATGCAACTTGTGATTTTTCAGCTACATCAACTTTGACTTTAGCTGAGAAAATTTTACAGCCAGAGGAGTTCCAAGTAAATTTACAATTATGTAAAAAAGACTTTAGAAGTGACTGGGATGCAGCTCAAATGGGCATTAGCGTACACGACAACTTACCTAATTCTTTTGTAGATTTTTTATTGGCTCACGTTGCAGATAAAGTAGCACAAAGAATTGAAACAAACATTTGGAATGGTACTAATGCAACAGCAGGTCAATTTGATGGTTTCTTTAACTTATTGTCAGCAGATAGTGATGTTTCTGACATTAGCGGGCAAGCGGTGACAAGTTCTAACGTTATTGAAGATATGGGCAAAGTAGTTACAGCAATACCAAGTGCAGTTTATGGAAGCGAAGATTTGTTATTATATGTATCTTCAAATGTAGCTAAAGCATACATCAGAGCTCTTGGAGGATTTGGTGCGAGTGGACTAGGTGCAGCAGGTGTAAATGCTCAAGGTTCTATGTGGTATCAAAATGGTGCTTTAACTTTTGAAGGCATACCAGTTGTAACTGCAAAAGGTATGGGCGACAACACAATGGTTGCGGCTAGAAAATCAAATCTTTATTTTGGAACTGGTTTACTAAACGATACTAACGAAGCAAAGGTAATTGATATGGCTGACTTAGATGGCTCACAGAATGTCAGAGTAGTTTTAAGATTTACAGCAGGTATTCAAGTTGGTTTTGGTAGTGATGTAGTTTTATATCACCCAACTGTATAATTAATATTAACATAAAAGGGTAGGTGGGGTTATGCCTACTTACCTTTTTTTTAAAAATTTAAACTATGGCTTGTAATTTAACAACTGGGCGTAAAGTACCCTGTAAGTCTGGTGTAGGTGGAATAAGAAATGTTTATTTCGCTGACTTTGGAACTTTAGGAGATATTACGTTGACTGTCGGTGAAATAACCGATATGTCAGGCTCAACAAATTGGTTTAAGTATGAATTAAAAGGTGCTAATTCGTTAGAAACTACCATTACCACAAGTAGAGAAAATGGTACAACTTTCTATGAATCAGTTCTTAATATTACTTTACCTTTTTTAGATAGAGCAACGCAAGAAGAAATAAAATTAATTGCAGTAGGCAGACCACATATAGTCGTTGAGGGTTATGATGATAGATATTATATGGTTGGCTTAGAAAATGGCGCAGACTTAACTGGTGGCACGATTGTAACTGGTGCAGCAATGGGCGACCTTTCAGGTTTTACATTGACATTTACAGCACAAGAAACAGCACCACCTAATTTTGTTCAGCCTGGTGTATTAACACCTGAAATTAATGGCGCACAATTAGAGGTAAATTAATTTTTTTGTATATTAGATATACTTCCGTGTAAACTGGGATTAATAATAGAGTTGCAGGTGGGGTGAACGCACCTAGAACAAACGTTACATAATTCTAATTTTTAAATTATTTAAAAATGGAAGCTAAACAAAAAGAACAATTGACCTACAGAGGTGTAAAATACACACCTGTAAATTTAAAAGCTAGTGAAAAATCTAGTGAAAAAACTTATAGAGGTGTAAACTATGTAAGTTAGAGTTTTTTTAAAGTATATCGAAATTAAAGGGTAGCAAAAGTTACCCTTTTTTTTTACATACAAATATCGTAAATTGTAACGTTATATTATTATGAAGAAACTTACCACAAGCACATCATCACAAACGTTGAAAATTATTCCTAGAAGTTATGCAAGTTCAGTAACATTGACTGTTAGAGATGATAGTGCAAATACAAGCGTTAATTATACAGTAACGCCAACTACAAGCGGAGATTATTTGGTTTTAAATCAAGCGTTTGCATTGAAAGAAGGTCGTTACTATGACTTAGAAGTAAAAGAGGGTAGTGATGTTATATATAAAGATAAAATATTTTGTACTGACCAAACAGTACAACAATCAACAAACAATTATTATACAATAAATAGTGGCGAATATACAACTGATTCAACGTATGATAATGAATTAATATTAGTATGAGTGATATAAGTATTGTTAATTTAAGCAATTATGCTAGCCCAAAAATTAAAGAAGTTAAGCACCAAGACTGGGTGTCCTACGGTGAGGATAATAATTATTTTGAATACATTATAGATAGGTACAACGGCAGCCCTACGAATAATGCTATAATAAATGGTATATCAGCTATGATTTACGGTCACGGATTAGATGCAACTGATAGTGATACCAAAACTGATGAGTATGCTAAAATGGTATCTTTATTTAAAAAAGATGTAGTACGAAAATTGGTATATGATTATAAACTATTAGGACAATGTGCTGTACAAATAATATATTCAAAAGATAGGAAAACTATTGCACAATTAGAACACTTACCAGTAGAAACGTTAAGGGCAGAAAAAGCAAATGATGATGGTGAGATTGAAGCATATTACTATTTTGAGGATTGGAAAAATATAACACGAAAAGATGAGCCATTAAGAATACCTTGTTTTGGTAAATCTAAAGAAGCTATTGAGTTAATGTATATTAAACCATACAAAGCAGGATATTTTTATTACTCACCAGTTGATTATCAAGGTGGTTTACAGTATGCGGAACTTGAAGAAGAAATAGCAAACTATCATTTAGCCAATATTAAGCAAGGTTTAGCACCTAGTATGTTAATCAACTTTAACAATGGCACACCAACTGAGGAACAACGTACATTAATAGAACAAAGAATTTATCAAAAGTTTTCAGGGTCAAGTAACAGTGGTAAATTTATTTTAGCTTTTAACGATAATGCAGATACACAAGCAAATATAGAGCCAATACAATTGAACGATGCACATAATCAATACCAGTTTTTGAGTGAAGAAAGCAGTAAAAAAATATTGGTTAGTCACAGAATAGTATCGCCTATGTTATTTGGTATTAAAGACCAAACAGGGTTAGGTAATAATGCAGACGAATTAAAAACAGCTAGTATATTAACGGACAATACTACTATTAGACCATTCCAAGATATACTTATAGATGCTTTTGACCAGATATTATCATTTAACAATATAAGTTTAAATCTTTATTTTAAGACGCTACAGCCATTAGAATTTACTGACTTAACAAATGTTACCGACAAAGAAACTAGAGAGGAAGAAACAGGCGTTAAAATGAGTTCTGACTTAGAATTTGATGACCTCAAAATGGTAGAAAGTTTAGAAAGTCTAGGCCAAGATGAACAAGAACTTTTAGATATGGGTTATGAACTTGTAGATGAAAGGCCTGTTGATTATGAACAAGAAGAAGTATTAGACAAAATGCTAAGTCTAGCAACTGTTCCAAAAAGTAGGCCGAGGGGTGATAGTGATTTAGATGGTGAAACAAAAGAGGGTGAGAAATTTTTAGTACGTTATCAATATGCACCTTTAAGCGTAAAAAATAATAGCCGAGAGTTTTGTAGAAAAATGGTTAAATCAAGAAAAATTTATCGCAAAGAAGATTTAAATAAAAACAGTACCGCAAATGGTGAGCTTGCTGCTAAAGGTGAAAAGTCTTATAATATATGGTTGCACAAAGGTGGTGCAAATTGTCATCACTATTTTTTAAGAAAAACTTTTATGTTCAAAGGCCAAGAATTTAAACCTGTGTACAAACAAGAAAGAGAAACAAAAGGTATTAAACCACCGAACAAAGGTTTTGGAAAAAAAGGCGAGCCAAAACAAGTAGCACAAAGACCGATAGATAGAGCAGATAAAGGATATAAATATAAAAGATAATGGCAACAGCACTATTTTTAACACGAACTGATTTAGTCAAAAACACAATACTTGACGGCAATATTGATACAGATAAGTATATACAATATGTAAAAATCGCACAAGAAATACACGTTAGAAACTATCTTGGAACTGATTTATATAATAAATTACAAAGTGATATAATTGCAGGAACATTATCAGGCACATACCTTACGCTTAAAAACACTTACGTTACGCCTATGTTAATACACTGGGCGAATGTTGAATATTTACCTTTTGCTGCATATAGTGTAAAAAATGGTGGTGTATTTAAACACATATCAGAAAATGCAGAAAGTGTAAGCAAAGAAGAAGTTGATTTTTTAATCAATAAAGAACGAGAATTTGCTGAATATTATACACAAAGATTTATTGAGTTTATGGTGCATAACCAACAAGATTATCCAGAGTATAATACAAACAGTAATGAAGATATTCACCCCGATAAAGATACAACGTTTCAAGGGTGGGTGTTATGAAAAAGAAACGAAAAAACTATAAACCTAAGCTAGAATACGTTATTAAATTAGAAAGGTTTTTAAAATTAGAAAAAAATGGCAAATAATATTGACTGGGGGAAAATTTATTGTTTTACAGAATGGGGGGAAGAAAAAAATACAATTGTTGAAAGTATTCCTGCATTCTCTGCACCTAGTTGCTTTACTAGCCCAAAAACTGGTAATCAGATAGACACATTAGCACTTACTGTTGATTTGACTAGCTTTACCGTAGATTCAACAACAACAAAAATAAGTCAAACAACAATTTAAAAAATATGGCATCGATAGACATTAATATAGGAAGTAGCGCAGATGACGGAACAGGGGATAACCTGCGAGCTTTTGCGACAAACGTAGCGGCGATGTTTGCTGAGATATATGGTCTTGGTACAGCCGAAAGTGATTTAACAACAGGTACAGCATTTAGACCTGCATTAAGTTTAATAGCAGACCAAGCAGCGAATACAGTAATTGTAAGGGATGCAAATTCAAGTGGTACATTATCAGCAAAAGCAGTAACAGACCAACAAATATTAATAGGTGATGGTACTGGATTTACTGCAGCAGCACTTAGTGGTGATGTAACTATGGCAAATACAGGGGCAGTTACAATAGCAAATGATGCAGTAGAACAAGCAATGATAGCTGATGATGCTGTTGGTGCTGACCAGTTAGCATCAGATGCAGTTGTAACAGCGTCAATTGTAAATGATAATGTTACACACGACAAATTAGAGGGCAGGTTTACATCTAGGCAAACAATAGCAACACAATCAGGTACTATTTCTATAGACTGGGGGTCACATAGTGTATTTAAATTCACACAGGCTTTAAATGGTGCTACTACTTTAGATTATACAGGTTATAAAGTTGGACAAACAATTGAAATTTGTGGTTTAACTGGTAGTCAAACTATTAATGTTACAGACCAAGGCACAGGTACATCATACCATTATCAAGTAAGTGCTGATTATGATGGCAGTAAATCTAATCTTTTGCAGGTTACTTGTTTACACGATGATTCAGCACAACCTGAATTTGCTTACAGTTTAACTAATTATACTGCAGATGCAACTGATATTGGGGCGTAAAATTTAATATAATAATTATGTATGCAAAAGAAACTAATAAAAAAATAAAAACATATA